TTACAAAATGAAAACTTCACAGTGGACAGATCTGGACAAAAGACTATTGAGCTTATCGGTGCGAGCTTCTTCGCCGATGAAAACGCGATCTTTGGTAAGCCTAGTGTTGATTATATCAATGCTGAACTTAATTGGTATCTTAGCGGGAGTACTAATATTAATGACATCTATCCATTTGGATTGGTCGAGGATAGTACAACTGTTGTTAATCGAGATCCTCCAACAGCATGGCAATACGCAGCTAATGATCATGGCGAAATAAACTCAAACTATGGCCATTTGATTTTTGGTGATAAATATCATAATCAATATGGATTAGTTCTTGATGAACTTCTTCATAACAGTGATTCACGGCGTGCATCGATGGTGTACACTCGCCCCTCAATCTGGATGGAGTACAATGAAAACGGTAAAAACGATTTTATATGTACTAATTCTGTTACTTATTATTTACGCGATGGCGCAATCCACGCTGTGGTCCAAATGCGCTCAAACGACGTCGTGTTCGGATACAAGAATGACTATGCTTGGCAGCGCTATGTTTTAGAAAAGCTTGTTGATGATTACAATCATTTTTATCTCAGTGAAGCGGCTGATGCCGATTATCGTAAAGAAATGGAAGTAGGTAATATCATATGGCAAGTTCAGAATTTGCATGTTTACGAAAGGCATTTTCATCTTGTTAAATAAATGGGATCTTCGTTATCTTAAGTTAGCCGAAGAAGTTGCTTCTTGGTCAAAGGATCCTTCGACACAAATTGGAGCTATTGCTGTCGGTAATAAAGGACAAGTCTTATCTCAGGGCTATAACGGTTTTCCTCGAGGAATACTCGATAAAGAAGCATATTATTTAGATCGTGAAACCAAATATAAGTATGTCGTTCATGCAGAAATGAATGTCATATATAATGCTACATATAATGGTGTATCACTTGATGGTGCTACATTATATGTAACAGGCTTGCCCGTTTGTTCAGATTGTGCAAAGGGTATAATTCAAGTAGGCATTTCTCGTGTAGTCATGTATGAAAGATTAACTCCACTCAAATGGATTGAATCATGGAAGACTACTGCAGGAATGTTTGACGAAGCAAACATAAAATGGGAGTTTATCAATGTCAGCAACTCAGGAATGGATTAAGCAAAAATTTCAAGAAGAAGGATTGGGCTATGTTGAATATAACAATAGGCGATTAACTACTGAAATTCTAGAGTTACAAGATAGAATAAAAAAACTTGAAATGGATATGGCATACGAGCACAAATTAAAACTTGTAGCGGAAAGTCCCGAAGAGCAACGAATCTATAATCTCAAACAAAAAGATTAATTGTGAAAATATTAGTAATAGGTCATAGCCCTTCCTCGAAAGAATATTGCCCGAGGAAGGGCAACCCTTCTATCAATCGATTGAATCGTTGGCTCGATGCATGTGGTGTGGAGATATACAGCTTCAGTAATGCGTGTGCACACCACGCCCCTTTTCTCAAAAAGGCTGATATTGATGAAACATATATACAAAATATAACTAAAAATTATAATAAAATTCTAACTTTAGGCAATGAAGTGAAACAATTATTCACAAAAATGGAGATCGAGCACTTCTCTCTCCCACATCCATCACCGCTTAATAGAAAACTAAATGATAAAAAGTTTGAAATTAGTGTAATTAATGGTTTACATTCTTACTTAAATAGTTTATAATAGTATTATCAAATTGAAATGACGGATATATTATGAAAAAACTAACAGCAGCTTTGATCTTGATAACCACTCCAGCTATAGCTGAATCTCCCTGTGATTACACAAAGAAGGTTCAAACAAGCTGGACACACCATATCGAAAAAACTTCGAACATTAAAAAGAATGTTTTTCAGTATGTAGAAAATACTCGCAAATGCATGATGACTATGGATCTTACTATTAACGGAGTAGTATATCCCGCAAGTGGTGACTATGTTTTTGGTCCAGATATGTCCGAAAATTATGCATGCGAGCAAGCAACAATTAAAGCAAAAAAGGAAGCAATCGGAATTGTTTCTTCAGAGATTCTGACAGCACAAACAAATATGAGTTGTGTGCAGAATAGACCCGTAGAAAAGAAAGCTATACAGAGAGTTATATCAAGATCGGCAGAATCATTGCCAAGAAGCAGCTCATCTGTTTTTGTAGAAGAAACACCAGCTACGGGCTTAAGAATTAATCTTGGTTTTCAAACTAATATTAGTAATATCTTAGGAGCTTTTATAAAATGATTAGATATTTACTTGGCGTAATAAGTGGTATTACGCTCGTCATTTACCAACCACAAATTCTAACATGGTTTGTTAGTTCAGGTATACGCGATAATATTGTCGCAGCACTTAATGGAGTATAGAATGAAAAAACTAGCTTTAATCCCGCTTGTTGGTCTTATAGCAGCATGTGATAAAACCCCACCGGACATCGCAATGTCGCAGCACATGTTTAAATACCAAGCTGATCAAGTCGAAAAGCAAATCGATGAAATGCCTGAATGGTATACCGCTATTCCTAAGGAAGATGATGCAGTATATGCTGTCGGAACATCTCAAACACCAGATCTACAACTAGCTGTGGATATTGCAGTACTTTCTGCAAAGACTACATTAGCAGATCGAGTAAATAGCCGGCTGCGTTCACAAATGAAAATCTTTAAAGCAAAACTAGGCAGTACCGATTTTGATAGTACAGTTCAAAATGAGTTTGAACAGGTGACTCGTAATATTATTGCCGATGCCGATGTTGCTGGTTATACGATTAAAGAATCTAAGATCGTTCCAAACGGCACTCAATATCGTGCTTATGTTCTTTTGGAATATAAAGATGCTGTAGCAAATAGAGTTATCAAAACTCGTCTCATGTCTAATGAAGGGTTGTATTCAAAACTGAGAGCAACAATTGCATTTAAAGAACTCGACAATGCAGTAGAAGCTCAAAAGAAACAAGAAGCAGATGCTGCGAAAGAAGCTATTGACGTTATAACGAGCAACGTTCAATAATCAAAATTCATAAATAAACTATATTTACAAATAGACTCGACTATGGTATAATAATCGAGTAAGGAGAGAAATATGAAGACTATCATTCTACTCGGTCGTGGGACCGAGGGCTGCGGAGTTACTCAATGTGCTATTCAAATGCAAAAAGTAACAGGAGCCACAATCCTTTCTGCAAACGATAAGAAATGGGGTAGAGCTAAAGGCCTACAAATCGAACAGGCTGAAATGTCTGTCGGTAAAGAATGGGAGCAAATGGCTCGATTGATTAATTTACACGATCTCTGTATTGTGTATTCTATTCCATCAAAATCCCATCCACAAGATTGTCAAGATAATTTTCTAAAACTTCTTGATGAAATTAATATTCGAAAAGCATTCATCAATGTAGACCACAAGTCTGCATCAATTGCTCGTAACGCGAATCTTGCTGAAATCTGTGGTAAAGTTGATGTTATTATGACTCATTCACTTGAGAATGATTTCTGTCGATTCGCTAAGAAAAATAAAGTGTATACACCGATTAAAAAGATGGGACTTGGCTTTGATTACGATGGCCATCGCGCAAAGTATTGGCGTCCTATCGAAGAACAAAACGATCATTGTGTTCGATGGATTGGCCGTACAGCAATGTGGAAAGGTCCAGCATTAATGATTGATTTCCATCAAGATGCTTTGATGGATAATGAGTTTATTACTATTCTAGAAGGACTCGAAGCAAGTATTCAGTATCCACTTGTGTTATATCGAGACAATAAAAATGAAACACCCATTGATCGCCGTAAAGTTGTAAATTACTTTCGGCCAGAAAAACAACATGGTGAGACACAAAAGTTTTTGCCAGAGTTCTACGGACAAGAAAAGATCGGTGAAGGTGCTTATCTTTATCCGCAATATATGAATTCAGAATGTATGGAACGCTTATCGTTATCAGCATTTGGTTCAGATCTGTATCACTTAAAAGCAGAAACCTATGGAAATAATATTGAGAATTGTCATGCCGAGATCATTGCGTCCGGCTCAGTTCCAATCTTTCATAAACACTTCTGTGATAATGTCATACATAAAGTACAGGGTAAACCAGTATCCCAGTGCACAAATACTGGTACAATTGGTCTAGATTATTCTAACTTCGAAGAATGCAAGAATATCATGACTCAACTAAAAAATGATCCTACGATGAGAGATGATTGGAGGGAAATGGCATTTGAGTTTTGGAAACAACATTCAGACGGTAACACCGCTGTGAATGAAATCATTCAACTTGCTACTACTGACGAACACCAACCGCAGGGTTTGGAAGAGTTTTTTGGATAATGTATGAAGATCAAGATTTAGATAAGGCCTATGCTCTAAAAGATCTAGGCAATTATCCTGATTTAGATGCTTTTGAGTTAGCAAAAATCATATATAATAAGAGGACTAAAGTCGATGAAAAGTCGGTTCTTTCTCAATCAAAGAACGAGTAAGATTACTAGCTTCACAAGCAGCCTTTATTGATTCGTATTCTTTACCTTTATAAACGCATGCTGTACGTTTTGTAGCACCAATTTTAGCTCTAGTCTCAGCTGAGACTGGTATACCATATCGAGGATTTTTATGACCGGCCATGCGCTTAGACATTTTCTTTCTAGATTCTTTAGAATGAATCATGCCTTTAGTTGTGGTACCACCTTGTCCTTCTTCAAGCATCAGGTTAGCCCATTGATCGGATTCAACTACGTTAAATACATGAGAAAAAAAGATGCCAGCGCGCTTTAAATGGTTTACATTTTCTGTCTCATATAGTATAATAGTAGATATGTTATATCCGTGCTTTTTCAAATGGTCACGCCACTTGATTCCAGAGCCTCGATATTTAAAAGGATTTTGTTGTGTTTTACCAAGATAACACATACCAGTGTCATTATGGATTTTTACATATAGATATTGTGTCATTGCTGAATCTCCTTGACAGATTTAGAGTAGATGGGAATCCCCATTCCGCGATCTACACTACTATATATACCTGTTCTGAGGTATTTTTCACTCAAATGTCCTATTTTTTAGGAAGGAGAAGTAAATAAATGAAAACTATTTTTATCACCGGCATCGCCGGCATGATTGGGTTTCATTCAGCCCGCAAATTTAAAGAAAATGGATGGAATGTAACAGGAATTGACAACTTCAACGACTATTATGATCCTAAACTAAAACATGCTCGTGAAGCAATGCTGAATCAGATTGGTATCGATATTATCAATGATGATATTCAAAATCCAGATTCATATCATGCTGCTATCAAAAATGCAGATGTTATTCTTCATCTTGCAGCATATGCAAATCCACGACATTCGATGGAAGAGCCACAACATTATATTGATACGAACATTACTGGGAGTCAGCGACTCATTGAAACTGCAGAAGAGTTCAACACGCCTGTAGTGTATGCTTCGAGCTCATGCGTAATGCATGGTCAGCCATTACCGTGGAATGAGCATGATCGGCCCGGTCATCAGAATAATGCTTATGGCTGGTCAAAGCGTGCAAATGAATGTCAATTTATGCATTCAAAACTTGATCGCACAATCGGTCTTCGCTTCTTTACTGTCTATGGTCCTTATGGCCGGCCAGACATGGCACTATTCAAGTTCAGTGATGCTCTCGTAAATAATACTCCATTGACGCTTTATAATTATGGTGACATGAAGCGCGACTTTACTTATGTAGATGATATTGTACAAGGTATTACTTTGGTTGTAGACCAAATCACGTCAAATGACAATGAGTATGAAGGTGGAATGCATGAGATCTATAACATTGGTTATGGCGAACAAGTTCAGCTAATGGATTTTGTCGAAGCAATTGAAAATGAGTTTGGACGTAAAGGCACTTATGATAAAGTTCCGGCGCATCCTGCTGATACACCAGAAACTTGGTCAGATACGAGCAAATTACAAAAGCTTGGTTATAAGCCAACAACAGCAATCAATGAAGGTGTTAAACATTTTGTAGCATGGTACAAGGAGTACTATAATGTCAATTAATATCGCAATCGTAGGACATGGATATGTAGGGAAAGCCGTAGATCATGGCTTTTCCACTTCGCATGTAGAAAAGTTTATTGCCGATCCACTCTATAATACATCACTCGATGATATTAAAGGCAAACAGAGATTAGATGCAGCTTTTGTTTGTGTACCTACTCCATTTGGTAAAGACGGTGAGATCGATGCATCGATCGTGAAAGATGTAGTAAAACAACTTGCCGCTTTTTCCTGTCCTATCATTATTAAATCAACAGTAACACCAGATGTTGTTGATGAACTGAGTAAAGCAGATTCGAATGTAATTTACAATCCAGAATTTCTGACTGAAGCAAATCATCTCGAAGATTTTATCAATCCTCCTATGCATATTCTGGGTGGTCATCTATTAATTACAAAGCGTGTACAAGAACTTTATGAAAAGTATAGCCAGTGTAAACCTGCACCGGTCATGCATATGTCAGCAATGGAAGCTTCATTCGTCAAGTATGGAATTAATTGTTTCCTTGCCACGAAGGTTCTATGGTTTAACCAATTCAAAGATTTAATTGATAAGTCTGATTCAAAATACAATGTAATTGTCAACGCAATCGGATCAGATCCACGAATTGGTCATTCACATACTCAAGTTCCTGGGCCGGATGGAAAGAAGGGTTTTGGTGGAGCTTGTTTCCCGAAAGATACTAACGCTTTTTCTACATTCGCTGCTGGTGAATTCGGTGTTCTTGATGAAGTTATTAAGCATAATAATATATACAGGAAAGAATATAAACTTAATGATCGTGAAAAAGAACAGAAAGTAAATTATGGCTAATTATGCAAGTATAGTACCACTGATTGGTGGT